CCTTATCCAACATTGATAAGAAATTTTTAAACAGTTGGTTGCCGAAAAAAGGCGAAAAATATCAACTGAAAATCAACACTTACAATTGGAAAAAGGATAAAGACAAAAAAACGCTTAATTGCGGCAAATTTGTTATTGACGATTTTTCAATATCGGGCAGACCGCTTACGGCGAAAATAAATATGGTGTCGAAACCTGCCAACAGCTCTTTTTCGACAAAACAGCGAACAAAAACTTGGAAAAATGTAACACTGAAGCAAATTGCAAGGAAAATCGCAAAGCGATATAAAATGAAACTTGTTTATGACGGCGGTACTGTCAAGATTAAAAATATTGAACAGAAGAAAACCGAGGACGGCTCTTTTCTGAAATCGTTATGTGAGGCTTACGCTTATGGCATCAAGATTTATTCAAGCAAGCTTGTTATATATTCCAAGGCTAAATATGAAAAAAAGAAAGCTGTAAAAACAATTGATGAAAAAGAGGTTTCAAATTGGAACTTTAACACTACCGTTTCGGGAACTTATACCGGGTGCAAATTTTCTTATACTAACCCTAAAACAAATAAAACAATAAAAGTTAAAGTCGGTAAAGGCAGCAGGTGGCTCACGTCTCAGGGCGAAGCAAGCAACAAAGCAGATGCGCTTAAAAGAGCTTATGCTGCCGTTAATAACTCTAACGAAGAAGCAACTACAATAAGCTTTACTACCCTACCCGACCCAAAGCTTATTGCAACTGCAAATATTAAGCTTACAGGCTTCGGAAAATTGAACGGTAAGTATTCCATTAAAGAGGTTAAGCATAATTGCTCACCTAATAACGGTTATGAGGTGACCCTTGAGTGCTACAAAATCGTTCAAAGACTTCCTAAACCTAAGAAAAAGAAATAAGGTGAATGCTTATGGATTTAAGAATCGGAAAAGTATCAACAGTGAATTATAAAACAGGAATGGTAAGCGTGATATATGAGGAGGAAAGCAATGCAGTTACTGCAAAAATGCCCTGTCTTTCCTTCAACGGCGAATATAAGATGCCGAAAGCAGATGATTATGTTGCTGTCGCTTATTTGTCGAATGGCTCATCAATCGGCTTAATTCTCGGCTCATTTTGGAATGAAACAAACAAACCGCTGCATTCGGGAAAAGGTGTTTATTTTAAAGAGCTATCGCCTGAAGCTTACATACTGTTTGAAAATAACACTTTGACAATTAAAGCACCGAATATAAAGGTCGTTAGCGAAACACCTATTGAAAAAGAGGTAAAGGCAAATGAGTAACTCAATAGGCTCTTGGAACGGAATTGTATTCAAGGTTTCAAGCCAAAAAATATTCTCGCCTACTGATATTAATGTGAAGCGTTCAAGCCGTTGGGCGACTCACGATATTATTGGCAAAACGCCTAAAATGGAATTTCAAGGAATGGACCAAATTGCAGTCGAGTGCAAAATTATTCTTGATGCAACGCTCGGCGTGAAACCGACGCAGCAAGCCGAAAAATTCCACAAGGCTCTTAATAATGGAACGGCAGCAAAGCTTGTTATTGCAGGAAAAGCTATTTCAAGTAATAAATTTGTGCTAACGGACATAAGCGAAGAATATGACATTATTACAAATGCAGGAAAAGTCCAAAGACTTACCCTGTCTTTATCATTTAAGGAGTATCGATGATGAATTTATCAAGCAATGTAATTTTAAATAATACAAGCGAAGAAATCATCAAATCGTATCAAGAACAGATATCCACATTATGCTCAACTATTGCCGGTACGATACCTCTTGACCGTGATTTTGGCATTGACAGTGCTTGTCTTTCCAAGCCTCCTGACGTTGCCACAGCTTTATTAAGCGTTGAAATTATGGAAAAGGTTGAAAAATATATTCCTCAATTAACCGTTAATTCGGTAGAGTTTTCTTCTGCCGACGACGGAACGCTCACACCGATTATTAAGGTGGGCTATAACGAAGATTATGCGGCGAAAGAAGATGCGGAGGATGAGGACAATTTAACAACGGACGAAGACGACTTTTATTATGCCGACGAGGATGATTACGATGCCGACGAATTTGACGAAGAAGATATCGAGGAGGATGAAGAATGATTGAAGAATTGCAAAACTTGCCCGAAATAAGCTTTATCGATGATATGACAATCGGTGAAATACAAAAAAGGCTTGTTAGTGAATATGAAAATTCAATAACAGCAATAACAGGCAACAAATATGTTTTACCGCAAGCAGATAAATTCAGGATTATTATTAATTCAATTGCACTTATCCTTTATCAAAATTTGCAATGTATTGACCGTGCAGGTAAGCAGAATACCCTTAAATATGCGTATGGCGAATATCTTGATAATAAAGCGGCCGAAAAAGGCGTTGTGAGAAAAACGGCAAAAGCAGCAACTGTAAATATTAAATTTTCGCTTGAAACTGCACGAAGTTCATCTACTCTCATTCCTAAGGGAACGAGAGTATCAAACGACTCGGATATCTATTTTGAAACACAAAATTCCGAAGAAATTGCAGCAGGAAAAACCGACATAGTTATTTCCTGTGTATGCACCGAGGCAGGAACGATTGGAAACAATATTCAAATTGGCGAACTTAACACTCTGGTTGACCCGATAAGCTATATTGATGATGTCGTGAATATATCAATTTCAACAGGCGGTACAGACGATGAGGACGATGATAGCCTAAGAGAACGAGTGTTTCTTGCACCGTCTTCTTATACCACCACAGGCTCGGCAGATGCGTATATATATCATTGTAAATTGTTTTCAAATGATATAGCTGACGTAATTGCCACGTCCGATGTAGGCTCGGCGGTTGTAAATATTATTGTGCTGTTGAAAAACGGAGTTATTCCTGAAGAAGAATTGATTACTCAGCTTCAAGAATATTTGAATAGCAACAGCATAAAAACACTTACAGATAAGGTTGTTGTTGCTGCGCCGAGTGTAAAGAAATATGATATAAATTTGACGTATTATATCAACAAATCCGACCGGTCTAAGGCACTCTTAATTCAAAAGAATGTTGAAAAAGCCATTAACGAATATATATTGTGGCAAAATTCTAAAATTGGTCGAGATATCAACCCGGATAAATTGATTGAAAAAATCATAGCCGCTGGGGCAAAAAGAGTAGCTATATCATCGCCGCTTTATCAAGCTTGCAATCAAGCGGAAGTACCGCAGCTTGATAATAGAAGTATAACTTACGGAGGTATTGAGGATGATTAATTTACTCGATGTTAAATTGTCCGATTTATTGCCGTCAAGTTTTGATACTGTTGAAATTAAGGCACTTAATAATGTGGTTACTTTTTCGCTATATCTTTTGCAAAAATACATTGACAATGTTAATTTCACTGTAAATTTAAACAATGTTAGCGAAAAAATTATAGATTACCTCGCTTGCGAATACAGAACGCCTTATTATGATGATACCTTCGATTTGGAAATGAAAAGAAATCTTGTCAAATCGACTATGCTTACGTATCAAAAAATCGGCACAACTAATATCGTCAAGGAATATCTTAATACTCTTAATGAAGAAGCTGACGTCGCCGAATGGTATGACTATGACGGTAATCCATATAACTTCAAAATTTTCCTTAACATTACTGAAAATAGAGAAGTTGACGAAAAACTATTAAACGATATTAAGAATAAAATCGAAAAAATCAAAAATGTTCGTTCTTCACTCGAAGCAATTGAAATACTTAACTCATCGAATTATGATAAAAAACTTTCCTGCTCAATAGCAGCAGGAGTACAAATCGAAACAAATATAGGTACTGCGATAATTAATGATGATTTTAGCGGTACTACCTTCATTGCACTTGATGACTCTATTCTTGTTGACGACGAAGGAAACATTTTTATTGAGGAGGAATAAATATGGCTTTTGAATTTTATTTGACTGAATTCGGAAAAGCCGCGCTTATTCACGGTTTAGCCGGCGGCAGTATTGCATTTAATGTAATTAAAATCGGCGGAGCTGAAAAGCCGCCGACGGATTTTTCAAAGGTAACTGCATTAGCTGATACTAAATTGAACACAAAGGCTATCTCACAAAAACGAATTGATGACACTCTAAATTTGAAATTTCAATTTGATAATAAAAAAGTATCTTCCGATTTCTTTTGGACTGAAATCGGATATTTTGCAACAGTCACTAAAAACGACGGAAATACTGAAAGCGGTATGGTTTTATACGGCTATAACAGCAAAGACACCGCTAACCACATTCCGTCATATACTTCTAACAACACTTTGAATAAATATATCTGCCAAATAGGGATAAATTATTCCGATGATTTAAACGTAACGATTACGCTTGATGAATTTGAAGATTACGCCCCTGCATCTGATTTTGCCGAGCACACAAATGCAAACAATCCTCATAATATAAAATGCGATACTATCGGTGCTGCGAAGGCAACTCACGTTCATTCTACTGTTGATATAACATCGGGCGTGTTAGGTGTTGAACGAGGAGGTACAGGCGTATCATCATTGAAAAAAATAGGAATTGAGCCTCTTCAAGATTATAAATCACAAGTTGCTTTCGGCGCTGTATTTTATAATTTTTACAATTGTCAATTTTATCGTAAAAACGGAATAGTTACACTTACGGTTACTTGTCAAATTAATAAGGACGTAAACGGCGATGCGCAAGCAGGGGATGCAATATTGACGTTGCCTGTCGGTATGCGACCTGCAAATCAGCTATCAGTTATAGGTATTGCAAGTAATAAGGAAATATTTACTGTGGCAATAAATCCTGACGGTCAGGCGATTTTTTATTCGTTTGGCTCTCTTTCTATTCCGCAGGCTACGCATATTCGCTTTTCAGCTACTTATCCTGCTGTATATTAAGGAGGCAACAAAATGAAACTAAAAAAAATATCGGATATAATTAAATCAATCGGAGCGCCTAACAAGGATGATACCTTGTTGGGCGTTTTTAATGGGAAAACAGCGCAAAAAAGCATTGCGGATATTCTCACAGTCGCAGATTACACCGCTCTCCAAAACCAACCTATCACTATTCTAAGCAAAGATTTCAAGGTAAGTGACCTTAAGGAAAGCAGTTTATACTTCGTTAACAGTGGCATAAATTGCAAAAAAGAGGACGGAAGTGTGCTTGTAAACTTATACGCAGGCATTCTTATTCTTACCGGTACCGGCGGCGAAGCTCAAGTGTCCGACTCATATAATACCTATTACATTCAAGATATGAGCACTGGAGATTGGTTTAATTCCGATTGCAACCATATCACCACCCAAGAAACTAAAGATATGCTTAGCAATTTAGGTATTTACTACATAAGTTATACAAGCCCGTCAACTAAAAAAACAACTACCGAATTGTTATCGCTTTTTGCAAGAAACGCTCTTCTTAAAACAATGACTCTCGACAGTACAGAACTCGGAAATACCATAAAAGTAAGCGGCAAATACAACATATATGCTAACGGAATTTTCCGCTTAGGTCATCCGAGAGCTGTGGCAGACTTTACACCTCTTGAAATCAAGGTAAACAAAGGAGACACCATTTACCTAAAATTCAGCAAAACAGAAACAGACTGCTTATGCGACATCGTTTATATCGGTGATATTGGTAAGAATATCCCTGATGACTACGATTATAAATATAGTTCTATTGACATATGGTCGGGGCAGTTAGGATTCGCCATAGATGCCACTGAATACGATACAACCTTCTGGGAAATGGTAGAAGGCGCTAAGGGTACTGCTGACGAGATTGGCGATTATTTATGTGACCTTCCCTGCAGAAGAACCGGCGGACTTGTATATTCGATTCCAAAAGAATACGGACGTCCCGAATTCAGAGCGGTTACGCTCGGCGACGGACTAAAGTTCGAAAATGGCGTATTGTCTCTTGATATTGAGAACGGCGATAACTTAAAATACGGCACTTCGACAACAGCCGAGGCAAATGAGGTGACTGCTAATGAGTGATAAAGTGATTATTATAAGTAAATCAAAGCTTGATACTCTTGCTGATACTATTAAAT